TATCAAAATTACTTCGCAAAGAAATAGAAGAATTATAAGGACTTGAGATATAATTCCCACTAACCCTTGGTGAATACCAATAATTATCACTACTTGCCCCATTATGAGCCAATAGCAATGGCTGACTCGCTGCTGTTGTTTGTTCAACATCCCCACTTGAACCGCTACAAGAATACAATTTTCGTGCGGCTTGTCCTGCGGTTGTTCCCGCACCCGCACCGAGTTTATAGCCTAAAACTTGAGCATCTAAACCCACACTAATAGCCGTTGTTATATCAGAAGTTCCGTAAATACCTTTAACGGTTTTAAAAAAGTTGTTAACTCCAACTAAACCGCTTGGAATTAGTCCTCCGTCTGCTATTACTCTATTGTAGTGGGCTTGTGCTTGTGCATCAATTCCTGCACCCATTCTTCTAAATGGTATGCCTATACCTAAATTTATCATAGTGCTGATTCTTGTCCGTAACCGATTAAGCTACCACTTGAAGGAGTAACCGCTGCGATTGGGTCGCCATCAAACATTGGAATCAAAGCACCCGCTTTTAAAGTCTTACCACTTAAACCATATTGAGTAAGCAAGTTTTGACCTCCTGCCGTTGTTAAGGTAGTTAATACGCAATCGTCATTTACTACAAGAGCGTAGAATCTGCGACCCGTAACTGCTGCATCAATGAATAAACATCCTTGACCGCCTAAAATTTTTTCTAAAAGTATCATATTTTTAAATATTATTTTTTTAAGTTTAAGTAATTGGTACTGCGCATCTATTATAAGGATTTGCAATGTCTAATGAAATTAAACAATTCCAACCCGCTACTTCATCTTGATAACTATCCTTGATAGGAGTTGCAGTTATTGAGTCGGAGATTATAAACTCATCCTCACTCGGGTTTCTCAACTCGTTGACTACGTCTGAAATAATTTGCAAGCAATCACTCAAGACATCTCGCTCGTTACTCAAGTCTTTTAAGACGATGTCTAAGACACTAATTTGAATAGATAGAGTTACTACCTTAGTCGCAAATGAAGAAGGTCTTACATCGCACCAAAGCAACGGATAAAGTAAACTACTCTCCGCTTCTAAGTCGGCAACATCGCAGAACTTAAACCCCTTTATCTGGAGATGGTTTTGCGCTATACCCTCTAACTTTTTTACTACCTGATTTAGACTTGTATTCATTTTTACTTAAGTAAATTCTTAATAACTCTTCGTTTTTCTTGTTTGCACTACCTTTTAATCTTGCCATATTTTTAACATCTAAAAGTATTACCTGAATATTTTATTCTTGCGGGTATATTATCGCAATCACAATCATCTCCCAAGAACATACCATTGGTGTAGTTGTTTTTATTCGGGAAGATAGTTGCAATATTAGCGTTTTCTTGCGTTAAATACTTCGGATAAGTAGCGTTATTAGCTAAGAGAAAGTTACTCAATCTCTCAGCGTAAACTTCTGCATCGTTTAAACTCTGTTCCTTTAACTTTGTTAGGTCAGAATAACCCGCTTGTTGGCTAAATTCGCTTGATTTTACTCCTACATTTTTGTTCTGAAACTTGTAACTTAACGTGATCACCATTCTAAACAACGAGTATTTAACTAAACAAGGTCTAATATATGTATCAAGTAAGGTCTGATAAGGTACTGAAATCGGAGTCCCCGATACTGCAAACCCACTCACACTCGTAACTAAATCATTATAGAGATTAGTTCCTAAGATAGGCAATAGATACATATCTTGAGCGTCTGCAATTGCCGACCTAAACAACTTCGGGTCAACATTCGCACTTACTACGCTATTCTCTTTAAGAGTTTCTTCGGATATAAATAAAACTTGTGCCATTTATCTTTTCTTTTTTTGTGTTAAAACCGAGTTCCAAGTGTGTCTGCAAAATGGAAGATGAATATCAGTCCCTTTTATCGTTTGCCATCCGCCACGTTTATTCCAAACATTCCAGCCTACTCTTTTAGAAATAGTACCAATCTCTTTTCTGGTATAAACTTTATTCAAGTCTAAAAGTGCAGCGCAAAATTCTCTATTCTTTGAATCTTTAGGACCAGTATATTTATACTTTACTTCAAGTCTGTTTATCTCGTCTGCTATACGGTCAACTAAAGCCTTAGAAGGTCTTTTATTGTTAATACTCCAAGCACCTTCTACTTTAGATAGAACAGAATCTTGTCTTAAAGTATTTATAGTAGTTTCGACTTGACTTTCTGTCAATCCTGTTTCTCTTGCTATGTTAGCTTTTGTTGAGATAGGGTTTTTCTTAACGTATTCTAAGACCTTGTTCTCCTCTGGAGTGTTCGCTTCGATTTCTGCAAATTTTTGCCTACCTTCATCTAACATTTGCAACTCTCCTGCTTCAAGTTGTCTTTCAAATAGTTCAGCATCCTCAAATAAATGAACTTGTGTTGAAGTTATTTCAATGTAATCGTCTGCACTCTCGCCAAATTCAGCAAATACTTCTATGTCCTTTGTCCACTCTTTTGCAAAGGTTTGCTTCTCTTCTACTACTACTTCGTTCTTTGGTTTTTCTGCGGGTAAGCCTAACATTATTCTTAACTCAGATTCAGTCGCAACCTTAACTAATGTATCTTCACTCAAGGTTGGAGAAGGTAAATCTAAAGGCAAAACTTCGTAAGCATTTATCGCACCATTTATCGCAGCAAAATAATTAAACAATTCTTCAAAGTGTTGTTGGTCTGGCTTAATTTCATTCAAGTCGAATAACTTGTAAGCATCTACCATCTCGGTTCTTCCGCCAAGTTGACCTTCAGTTTTTATTCCTAAAAGCATCGGAGAAGTAACTCGATGCGCTACGAACAATTCTTCTTGAACCGTCTTATTTAATATATCAAACTGCTTGTCTAAGTCATTAGGCTGAATTGGAATCACATTCGGTGCTTTGTCCGCTCCGTCTGAAAAGTTTATAATCCATCTTCCTGCATTGTTAGTGCCTTGATGTTTGCGATTGATTCTTCGAACTAAATCTTTTTGTTCTTCATCTGTTGGCACTCCGTTATTAAAATTAAGAATACCTCCAAAGAAAAACTCGTTTTGGATATTTGCTCTATGGTAGTTTGCAATCTCTACGTCTACTTCAATATAAGGAACGGCTGCAATGTAATCTGGCAAAGGGTAAGTCTTAAGCGTTGGTCTATAATCCTTACAATAGTAGAGTTGTAAACCTTTTCTTCTGTCTGAATTAAATGCGTTAAATTCTACAATGGTTTCTTTTTTATCTGCCCAATTATTTGAGTAGAAGAATTTAGAATTATCTACCGAACTACGAACCTTTGAAAAGTCAACGTGAAAAATCTTAGCAATCTTTTGACCGCCTCTATCCCAAATTATCTGAAGAGCGTAACCTCCGTACAATCTCTTATCTAAAGCTAATTTTTTAAAGATGTCATTCAAACTTTCAAATTGATTTGGCTTAGATAAAAGTTGTTGAGCCTTTATCATTGAATCTAAGTTCTCGTCTTTACGAACCTTTAAACCCTTTCCGTAAGTCCACTTTTGTTTAGCCGTTAAGATAGCGTTATGCTTTGCCGAACGATTAAATAAATCACAAAGGTATTGAGGATAGTTATTATCCTCGCCATAGTTAACGTATTCGTTCCTTCTATCTTTAGTAAACAAAGGAATCTGGTACGAACTCAAAGGTTCGGCACTAAATCCAATGCGTTGACTTGTACTATAATCAGCCATAAATTATCACTTTATTATCTTGTTCGAGTTCTATTGTATCGTCTTGAGTAAAATTGTATAGGACTTTTCCTGTTTCAACCAATGCCCCTGTAAGTTCTAAGTTTAAATTAGTAGGACTTGCTTGCTGATATACGTTGTAAGTCCAATAACCATTATCGTTTAGGTAAATTTGCCCATTAAGCAAGTTAATAGCGTTTTTTGCAACCAATTGGATGACGAATAAGTTATATCTATCTTTAAAATTTGATGTATCAGAGGCAATAAAAACCACTTCCTCGAGTGAAGTAGCATTGATAAACTGAAATAAATAATTAGGATTGCTTATTGTAGTGCTTTCTTTTAAAGTCAAAGCTACATTATTGTTCCCAAAATTAAGGTTAATCATATCATTAAATATAAATAAGTGCTTAGATAGTAAAAAAGCCACTCAGATTTTACTCCAAGTGGCTCTTTTAACAACTAAAATATGAAAAACCAACTAAACTCCGATTGTAATTGCACTTATTGAGGTCAATTGTTGTGCAGGGTTAGCCTCGTTACCTACTAATGTAAGTGTTTGACCATTGAAATCTCCCATTGCCGAACCTGATAAATGACTTCCTGCCGTAACTTCACATCCATAAACTTGTCCAAGTAACCAATAAGTTCCATCTTTCTTTTCGATTACAACTAAAGGTTTAGTTTGTGCAATCGCTTGAAACTTATTTCTACTTGTTTGACTCATCTTAGGAAAGTTACCTACTACCGTTTGTTGGTAGAAGATTGTTCCGTTTGCAGGATTAGATTGTATAGCTTCTTCAAATGAATCTGCCCCTTGCGGCATTAATTCGTATTTGTAAAAGGTTACACCACTAACTAAACTTACTCCACCACTTACGCTTGAGGTAATTGTTGAACCACTTACGCCTGTCGCTAAGTAAATGTTTTTAAGACCACCGACTGCATCCTTGCAATCGATGGTAAATCCTGATGTTATTGCGCAAGGCATATACTACTAAGCTAAAGTGAATTTAACAATCTCGTTTGGTAAAGCAATCTGAACGCCTGCTTTGAACTCTACGTTCCAACGTACTTCCATAGCTTCAACGGCATAGAACATTTCCCACTTGTATTCCTCGTCAGCGATGTCGCAACCAAAGAATAAGTTAGAAGTTCTCATAGCGATGATTCTGTTAGTTCCGTTCAAACCATTTACACCTACTACGGTCAAGTTAGTTCCCGGTATAACGATTTCAAAACTACCATTGCTTGCATCAGTATTATAGTGAAACAAGTTAGCGTTTGTTAACGCCATTTGGTAGGCTCTAAAAGTGTTCATTCCTACGAAGATTCTTAAATCTTCTTTACCTAACAATTCAACAGGAATTGCTCTGTAAATACCTTGCATAATTGCGATGGCATTTGAAGGAGTAATTCCACCTGATACGCTATAAGGCGCACCCGTCATAAATCCTGATACGTTAGCTTCGATAACTCCACTTGCTGCATCAATGATTTTTAAAGCACCATCGAACTTGTTTAAGTTTCCGTTACCAGATGAAGTGTTACCTTGCCAAAAAGCAGTTTCTAATTGCTCAGCGATTAAGCCTGTCTTCAAAGTAGCATATTGCTCTTCGAATGGTACGGTCTTAGGATTTGAACCCGAAGGTAATAACAACTGAAGATACTTTGTTTCTAAGTCTTTAGGGCATAATGCCTCTTGAACTTTAATAGGAGCAACGGTCATAGTTCTGTTTGAGAAAACAGTAGTACCACTTGCATTCCATCCGCAAGATGCACCCGCTTGAAATACTGCATCAGTATCCATCACGTTTACTTGCATTGTAGATTTCACGTTTGGCATCTTAGTTGCCAACTGAATAGATTTAGCTGTGAATAATGATTGAATCATTAGTTCACGCTCGTTTGGTTTGGTGTAGGCTAATAAGCCTGTTACATTAAATGCCATAATTTTTTTATTTTTTGTTTAAAATTTTTGATACTTCTTCGATTGAATTGAACAAGTCAAGTTTTTTCTTATCCTTATTCTCTGGCTCAATCACTTCCACTTCTTCTGGTTCTCCGCTGATTTTTTCTACAACTTCAAACATTAATTTAAGACTTGTTCTTAAGGTGTCATTCTCTGCTTTCAAGGCTTCAAACTTAGCAACTAAAGTCTTAAGAGTGCTATCTGCTTCAATAGCTGAAAGTCTTACCTCGATGCTTTTAACATCTTCTACTTTTGCAAAGTTCTCAATCTCGATTTCAGTTTCTCCCTCGTCTTCTGCTTCTTCTTCTTTAGTCTTAACCTCAGTAATTAGTCCGTCTTGAGATACAATCACTCTGCCATCTT